TGGTTGTCCAAGCTGACTGATCAGGTTGACAAGTTGACCAAGTTGTACCAGACCATGACGGGATCTCCGACCAAGATAACCGAGGACAGGCAGATACATCATGCCACGGTAGACGACAGGATATCTAGATACCTGGAGGCTATCACCGAGAGGAGAGATTACATAGACGCTGATACCACAGAGAGTTAATCTGTATACATAGGTGTCTTATAAGATACCTTATGTTGCGTTGAGTATTCCAGAGGCTGTTGTGAGGGGTAATGTCAGTATAGGTCAGGCGCAGGGGGTACACCTTCAAGTCAGGTACTTCATGGCGGGGGGTTGCGCGGTATAAATACATATCTACACACACAAGTCAGTACTAATCAGCATTCCTGCATCACATCAAGTATCAATTACCCCGCATTAGGATCTTTTAAGAATACTACACCTGATAAGTATTATAAGTCAAGTATGGGTGGTCTTGTTGACCGCCTTTTTTTATGCCGTGAAAGGGGGAGGTTGTCATGGGTGAGGTGATGAAGAAGCCGTTCCCGCCTCACAGGTGGGGGGACAGGTACCCGTCTGTGGAGGGTTGGTACTGGTTTGTGGGGTGTGTAGGCGGTCAGTGGAAGGCCAGGTTTGATGAGCCTGTACTGGTCATGTACGTCCCTCACGATAGGGTGCCTTTGCTGGGGACCTGCTGGCATGAGCATGAGTACGGGCGTTTGCAGAAGTCGCCGGTTATGGAGATGGAGGGTCGGTGGTACGGGCCGGTAAAACCCCCTGCGGGATGGAAACGTTGACGGAGGAGCAGGCAAGGAAACTTGCGGTGTTCGCCGTAACGATCCTTGAGAACCCATACATCCCCCATGAACCCACTTCTCAGCAGGCGAGGTTCCTTATGTGCGACGGTCTTGAGGCGTTTTATGGAGGAGCAGCCGGGGGCGGGAAGGCTCTTGATGTCGAACTGCCTATTCCCACTCCTGACGGGTGGAAGCGGATGGGTGACATTCACCCTGGTGACTTCGTGTTCGGGATGGACGGCACCCCGGTCAGGGTGCGTGCCGAGTCTGAGGTGAGAAACGACAGGCCGTGCTACAGGGTGGTTTTTGATGATGGGTCTGAGATGGTCGCTGATGGGAGTCACGGATGGTTGACCTTCGACGCTTCCGAGATGAATGCGCTCACGAGGCGGGATGACGGTTGGCGGGCGAGGCGGCGTGAACGTAGGGTGAGCAGGGCTTCGGGAAATAAGTCCCTACTTTTCACAACCATGCTGATGGAACTGAACAAAAACAACCCCCCGCCCACAAAGGAAGCACCGCAAGGAACGGTCCGTAGAACAAGGGAGATAAGCGAGACGGTCACAGTTAGAGGCAGGAGGAATCATGCGGTACCTGTCCATGACGGACTAAGGTTGCCTGACGCAGACCTTCCAATAGAACCGTACCTGTTGGGGGTCTGGCTTGGTGGCGGGACTTCCGCGAGCGGTGCGTTCACCACGGCTGATGAAGAGATAGCTGAATCGTTCAGGTCTTTCGGTTACGAGGTCAACAAGCGTTCCGGGAGATATGACTACGGGACAGTGGGGTTCTCCCCGAAGTTAAGGGAAGCCGGTCTCTTGAAGAACAAGCATATACCACAGGGATACTTGCGGGCCTCTGAGTGCCAGAGGCTTGAACTTTTACGGGGGCTTATGGACACCGATGGCCATGCCTGTGAATCGGGAGCGGTGGAGTTCACGACAACGAATCCCCGCCTTGCTGATGGAGTCCTTGAACTGATACACAGCCTCGGCATGAAGGCCGTTGTCAGCGAGGGAAGGGCGACGGTGAACGGGAAAGACTGCGGGGCGAAGTACAGGATCAAATGGTCTGCGAATGTACCCGTCTTCAAACTTGCAAGAAAACTGGCGAGACAAAAGGTCAACGGCCACAGGCGTACCACAAGGTTCCGCTACGTAGTTTCCTGTGAACCGGTTGAAAGCATCCCCGTCAAGTGTATCAACGTGGCGGCGATGGACGGAATGTTCCTTGCGGGGCGAAGCATGGTTCCCACCCACAACTCAGACGCCTTACTCATGGCGGCCTTGCAGTATGTCCATGTCAAGGGTTATGCAGCGTTGCTGCTGAGGAAGTCTTACCCCGACCTTGCGTTGCCGGGTGCTTTGATGGACAGGGGGCGTGACTGGCTTCACGGTTCTGAAGCGAAGTGGGACGACAAGAACAAGACGTGGCACTTCCCGGCGGGGAGTTCGCTGACCTTCGGGTACCTTGCGACGGAGACGGACAAGTACCGCTACAAGTCCGCGGAGTTCCAGTTCATAGGCTTCGACGAACTGACGCAGTTCGATGAAGCGTCCTACCTGTATCTCTTCTCAAGGCTGAGGAAACCTGCCGACATGAAGGTCCCGCTTCGAATGCGCGCGGCCTCCAACCCCGGGGATATAGGGCATGCGTGGGTGAAAGCGAGATTCCTGACCCCCGAAGGAACGGAAGCGGGGAGGATATTTGTTCCCGCCAAGGTTGACGACAATCCCCACATCGACCGTGAGGAATACCTGAACTCACTGTGGCAGCTGACCAGCGGCGACGAGGTCACGTACCGGCAGTTGAGGGAAGGTGACTGGGACGCATTCGCAGGGCAGGTTTTCAGCGAATGGACTCCTTCGGTGCATGTGGTCAAGCCCTTTGAGATACCCAAAGGCTGGATGAGGTTCCGGTCTATGGACTGGGGGTTCGCCACGCCTTACTGCGTTAACTGGTGGGCTGTCGATTTCGACGGGAAGATGTACTGCTACAGGGAGTTGTACGGCTGGGGCGGCAAGCCGAACATCGGCACCCGCGAGACCGCATCGGAGGTAGCCGGTCGGGTGCTGGGACTTTCGAAGGATGACGGGGAGTTCGAGTACAACACGGCAGACCCCTCGATATGGGGCGAGCGTGGAGGCACCGGCCCGTCCATAGGCGAGGAGTTCATGCAGGCGGGCATACCCTGGATGATGGCCGACAACAACCGGATGTCAGGCAAGCACCAGTTTCACAAGAGGCTCCGTGGCTGGGACAAGGACAACCCCGGAATAGCGTTCTTCGACACCTGCGTCCACAGCATACGCACCATCCCGGTGCTTCCTGCGGACAGGAACAGGCCGGAGGACGTGGACACCCGTGCGGAGGATCACGCCTACGACTCGGTCAGATACGCGTGCATGAGCAGACCCTGGGCTTCGGAGATGGATGTACCGGGGCGACCGAGGGATGCATGGGACGACGAACCCCCCGACATGGGGAACAACTTTATGGCGATGTGAGGTGAGGATGATTGGCTGACGAGTACGAACTCCTTGAACAGCACAAGGAAGCCTTTGTGGGCGACCATGACTTTCAGCGGGACTGGCGGGTCAAGGCGAAATCGTGCTACAGGTTCGAGTCCGGCAAGCAGTGGGATGAGACCACCCTGTCCCGGCTGGAAGCGGAGGGTCGCCCCCACATCACCATAAACAAGATACGCCCCACGGTCAACGTGGTTGCGGGCTTCCAGAGGATGAACCCCTATGAACCGCAGTTCAAGCCGAGGACGAAAACCGACCTTGAGGATGCCAAGATCGCCTACGGCGTTACCAAGTATGTTCTCGACGATACGGTGTTCGAGTATGAGGAGGGCAGGGTGTTCCTTGACTCCCTCATCTGCGGGAGGGGTGTTTTCCATGTCGGTGTCGAATGGGACTTCGAGACCCTTGATGCCGACATACGGATAAAGCGCATATCGCCACTGGACGTGTACCCCGACAGGGAATCGAAAGACCCCTTCTGGCGGGATGCGGAACACGTACACGTCGCAAAGTGGGTCACGAGGAAAAGCCTCAAGGAGGTCTACCCTGAGTTCAAGGATGACATCGATGCCATCATGAGCCGGTACGACAGCCTCGAAGAGGACGAGGTCACGCACCAGGACGGGCTTTTCTACGACAAGGCGACCAAGAAGGTGCGGCTTTTCGAGACGTGGTACAAGGAACACTACGTGCGGAAAGTCCATATCATGCCCGACAAGACGGCGATACCAGATGATGTCATTCCTGAAGAACTGAAAGGTCAGGCTGTAGGCACGGCGAGGATACCCCTCTGGGACATAAGGGTCAGTTCATGGATAGGGGGTCTGTTGCTTGAGGACGTGGATTCCCCCTACAAGCACAAGATGTTCCCCTATATCCCAGTACCCGCCTATGCGACAGGGGAAGAGGGGAAAGAAGGTCCCGACGGGCTTGTTTCAGACCTCATAGACCCGCAGTTGGAGACTAACAAGAGAAGGTCACAGGCACTGCACATCATCAATTCGATGGCGAACAGGGGATGGAAAGCCCCGAAGGGCGCTCTTGACGAGCGCAACAAGAGGCTCCTGAACGAGAAAGGGTCTACCCCCGGAATACTCATAGAGTACAACGTCACCGGCGGGCACGGTCTTGAACAGTTCGGCAATGATGGCGTACCTATGGGCATCATCAAGTACGAAGACATCGCCAAGTCTGACATGCGGGAGATATCCGGCATAAACGAGGCGTTTCTGGCACAGCCCCTTGCATCCAATGTTTCAGGGCGTGCCCTTGAGATACGCAACCGGCAGGCGATAACGTCCATAGCAAGGATATTCGATAACCTCCGCATAGCGAAACTGATGCTGATGAAGCAGTTGTGGGGCAAGTTGGGCAAGCCCGGACTTATCCCGCAGTATTACACCGACGCAAAGACGGTACGGATAGTTTCGGACAACGGCGGGGACGACTTTGTGACTCTGAATCAGCCCCAGACAGACCCCTTCGGGAATGTGACTGGCCTTCTTCACGATCTTTCAAAGATGGAGTTCGACATCGTGATAACCGAGGCCCCGATGAGTACTACCCAGAGGGAGAAGCAGTTCGCACAGTTGCTTGAGGCGGCGGGTGCGGGAGTCCCGATACCGCCCGACCTGATAGTAGACTTCTCCGACTGGCCTTTTAAAGAAGACCTTAAGGCAAGGATGGTTCAGGCACAGCAGGGACCGCCGCAGCAGGGGGGTTCTCCCCCGAAACTCCCCACGGGGGCGCAGATGGCGAACAGTCAGGCGCAGAACCCGTTGGGAATATGACCAAATGACATGAGGGGCACTCCTGAAAAGGGGTGTCCTTTTTCATGGATTCGCGAAGCCTGCGACAAGGGCTACCGTGCCGCCCACGCTAGGGGCGAGCGTCTAAAAGGAGGACGTAAAAAATGAGCAAGAAGAACAGACGGAAGTACGACGAGGGCGTGGAGGAACTTGTGAAGGATATGCCCCTCATGGGCGAAGAGGAACTTGATTCCTTCATGGACGAACACGGCGTGAAACCCGTTGACGACGAGGCAAAGGACGCACCCGACGATGAAGGCACCCCCTCTGCTGGCGAGGCCGAAGCGGAGGGCGGGCAACCAAGACAGGATGACGACGGGAATACCGCCGATGGCGAGGACTACAGCGGGAAGACCGTTCCATATGCGGCACTCAGGGAAGAGCGCACCAAGCGCAAGTCCGAGTCTGAAAAGGCGAAGCAGTACGAAACACAGATAGAGGCGATACGCAGGCAGAACGAGGAACTTCAGAAGCAGTTCATGGAGATGCAGAAGCAACTCCTTGAGACGGCACAGAAGAACCGACAGGAACAGGCACCGAAGCCGGAGCCTGAACCCGACCCCTTGAGGGATGCCGTTCTGAACTACGTGAAGCCCCTGATAGAGCCTATTCTGCAGGAGCGTCAGCAGGTGGAACAGCAGAGGCAAATGTTGGGGCAGATGCAGAAGATCGCATCGGAAAGCGAGAAGAAGGCACGGGAGAAGTATTCCGACTATGACGAGCGCACCAAGCACATATTCGAGTATGCCTCAGCCCGTGCGAAACAGGGCGACCCGTCCTATGCGATGGACATACTCATGAGTCCCAACCCCGCCGAGTACGCCTATACCCTTTCGTTCCGTCTTGATGCCATGAAACCCAAGGAGCAGGTGCAACCGCCTGTTGCCGACAGGACGCAGGACAAAATACAGGCTATCGCCAACATGCCTAGGTCAGGAATGGTGCAGGGAGGCAGCGGAACCGACGACATCTCACTTGAGGCGAAGATGGCGAAGATACAGTCCAAGGAGATGCGCTGGACAGACCTCACTAAGGAGGAGCAGTCACGACTGCTTCGAGGCAAGTTCTGACCTTCAGCAAAAGCGGTAGCCGTCAAAACGAATAAGGAGTGATAACAATGGCTACCACTTCCCCGAATGCAAATCTTGTACGTGAAGCATGGGCGAAGAAACTCTGGGTCGATGCCCAGGATGAGCAGTTCTTTGTAAAACACGGGTTTATCGGTGAGTCCGATAACTCCATCATTGTTAAAAAGGTTGACCTCAAGAAGGACAAGGGCGACACAATACACATCGGCCTGTCGGTGAAACTCTCCGGCTCCGGTATTTCCGGTGACAGCACCCTTGAGGGTTACGAGGAAGCGATAAGTACCTACGCGATGGACGTGCAACTCGATCAGATACGCAACGCCGTCCGTATCGCCGGTGCCCTTGCGGAACAGCAGGCGTGCTACGACATGCGTTCCGATGCCAAGGAAAAACTCAAGATATGGCTTGCGGAGTACCTTGACGAGAAGATGTTCGAAGACCTTGCCTCGTCCCCTTCGACCAACAGGAAGATATGGTGTTCTGTTGACCACTCTTCGGTGGCTACCCTTGATACCACAGACAAGCTGTCCACCGGCTATATCTCCGAGGCAAAGCGTCTTGCGAAACTCGCATCTCCGAGGGTGCGCCCCATCAGGGTCAACGGCAAGGAGCATTACGTGCTTGTCGTGCATCCCTACTGCATGAGAGACCTCCGCAGAGATGCCGACTGGATAGACGCACAGCAACTGGCGAATGTCCGTGGCGTTGACAACCCCATCTTCAGCGGTGCCGAGGGCATGTGGGACGGCGTGATCATCTATGAGCATGAGAACGTCTACCGCACTAATGACGGTTCCAGTTCTGCGTACATTGCGAGGAACCTCCTGCTTGGTGCCGGCGCGGGTGTTTGGGCAATAGGCAAGGAACCCTTCTGGCGTGAGAAGACCTTCGACTACGAGAACCAGGTGGGCTTCGCAACTGGCCTCATCCACGGTTTCAAGAAGGCCGTCTTCGACGGTGAGGACTACGGGGTAGTCACCCTGTACGCTTCTGCGGCTTCCGACTAGGCCCTTATGCCTGCGGGAGGTGAAATAGGATGGTAACACAGTATAAGGGAACTGGCGCACGCACCAGGGAGACCCTTAAACAGGTCTACGACAAACTCAACACCATCAGCGATACCGAGATAGGGTTCGTTGACGGCGTAACCGCCGGAACTGTAGCCGCTTCAAAGGCTGTCGTGGTGGGCACCAACAAGAACATCGACACCATTGTCATTGCCGACGGCGGGCTGAAACTTGGTTCCGGTTCCGGCACAGCGGTCACTTCGACGGCCGATGAACTGAATCAACTCGATGACATTGTTGCGTCCTTCTCCTTTGAGGCATCGGCGGGGGCGGAGAATGTCTGCGAGGTTGCCATCACCCTGAAGGACGCGGCAGGGGCAACCGTTGACGGGGCACGTCCGTTCATGGTGTGGCTCTCTGATGCTGACACGGGTGTGGGACTTACTGCTACTACCGCATCGGGCACGGTTCAGGCAAAGAGCGCATCGGGTGCGGACTTTGCGACTTTCACGGCAAAGAAAGCACTCCTGGTACAGCCTCTTGCCACGGGGGTATACACCCTTGAGATAACAGACTCTGCAAAGACCGCGTTCTATGTCTGCGCCGCCACACTTGACGGCAGGGCATACAGCGTCAGCACCGTACTGGCTCCAGAGGACTACGGTACCGGCGAGTAACGATAAGGGGGCTTAACCGCCCCCTTCTTTTTTTGAATTGGAGGTGATGGGATGGCCTTCACCGTCTCAGAACTGATGACCGATGTGCGGTACAAGATCATAATGCCCTATACAGACGACCTCGATAACACGGAACTGTTGGTCTATGTCAACCAGATGAACCGTGAGCTATACCGGCAGGCATCCATGCATTGCCCACAGGTGATATGGACAGACGACGACACGGGTTCCACTGTAGCGTCTACCGCAACGCTGACCACTAGTTCATCCGTGAAGGTCATGAGGTGGGTTGTCGTGCAGGTTAACGAGGTGAACCTGAAGGTTGTAAATCCCCGTGATATTTATGACTTTAGCGGCGAGGGACAGCCTGTCTCATTCTGGCCTTCAGGATTCACGCAGGTCAGGTTGTACCCGATACCAGATGCCGTGTACGACTACAGGCTCATCTACATAGCGGAACCCACCGCACTTGAGTCCACGTCTACCTTTGCGTGGCCTTACGACTTTTACGACCTCCTCCTTGACGGCGTTTCGATGGTCGCAAAAATCCGCAACGCCTGGGACATGAGGGGGGAAGCGGAGTTCTTCAAGGAGTGGAGGCAGGAGGCTATATCACGTCTGACCTCACTCACCTATGAGAATGAATATTCTGCGACGAGGGGCTATTGGGGGGCAAGTATCCCATTAGTCAAGGAGGACTATTGATATGTCTGTCAGAAGTGCCTCCTTGCCCCTTCCGGTAAAGGGCATCAATAGTTCCCTCCCCGTAACGCAGATAGACGATGCAGAGATGGCAGAGGGGCTAAACTTCTGGCTTTCGCCGGAGGGCAATTTCGAATCCCGTCCGGGACTGACCAAACTTACCACCGAGTCCAACACGGGGGGTGCCATCAAGGGGATATACTACAGCCCCGCCAACAGTGAGACCCTTGTCGCAAGCGGAACGAAACTGTACAAGTACGCCTCCAACGGCGTGACGGAGATAGGGACGCTATCGGGGACACTGACGAAGGTACATATGCTTGACTTCAACGGGGCTACCTATGTCGCTTCCGGCGGGATATTGCAGTCTTATAACGGAACCACCCTGTCGGACTGCACCAACACGGGGACGAATGACGTCCCACCCGCAGCGAGGTATCTGCAGGTCAGGCGGGACAGGTTGTTCGTGGCAAGCGATACGGAATCTTCCCTGTATTATTCCGGTTCCTATGACGGTGGTGACTGGGGCGGGGGAGAGGGTGCCGACGGCGGGATCATAAATGTCCGCAAGAACGACGGGGCGAACATCAGCGGTATCGTGCAGGTTGATGGGAACCTTGCCGTATTCAAGGCCAACCTCAGCAACCTCAGCAACCCTCAGCCGTGTTCAGTTTCGCTCCTTATAGGGGAAACGCCAACGGATTTTGTCTTCTACGATATACGGGAGGGTACTTCCGTAGTTGAACCGCACACCATATCGCCCGTTCTGAACGATGTGGTTTTCTGCGGTAACGGTGGGATATTCACCCTGGCACAGGTGCAGAGTTTTGATAATCCCCGCTCGTTCCCTATCTCTCTCAAGATGCGTCCGACATACCGTTCATACACCCCTGCATGTGCCTGTTACGCAGACACGAGGGGCTACTACATCGTAGTCACCAACGGCTATACCTTCGCCTACCACGTAGGCATGAGGGCATGGTTCCCGTGGAGTCATGAGGGGATAACCATGACATACGTCGCCAACGGGGGTGACGACAAGGTGCTGTTCGGTTCAAGCACGGGGCACATTTACCACCTCGACGACGACGGGACCACCTTCAGCGATGACGGAACAGATCCCGCATGGCAGTTGTCCACTCGTGCGTACGATCTCAAAAGCCCGACTGCCGAGAAGTGGTTCCATAAACTTTACATGACATTCCAACCCTTGAGCGGTACGGGTTCCGTCGGGGTCAACTACAAGAAAAACTCCGGTGAGACCGTCTTGGGTTCCCGCTCCGTAAGTGCGGACACGTCCACCCTGGCGGGTTGGGACGGCACTTTCGCATGGGATACCGCAGGTGTCGGATGGGATGACGATGCCATGTTGCAGAAGGGTCACATGATACGCCTTCGGGCGAGGAATATGCAGTTCCAGTTGGTACCGACGATACCCATACGCCTTGTGGAGTGGGCTGTAGACTATGAACCCTTCCGCAGGACACCCCCTTCATGGAAGTAGGTGATATTGGATGGCATACGCAAGAAGAAGCACCATTGCGTCAGAGGAGACCCCCGCATCTTCCTCGAAGATGAACACGGAACTCAACGGGATATACAGCGACCTCAATGACCTTGACAGCAAGAAGTCCTCTACCACACACGACCACGACGAGGATTATTCGGCAATAGATCACGACCACGACGAGGATTATTCGGCAATAGATCACGACCACGACGAGGATTACGCCGACATAGACCACAACCATGACGATGACTATGCGGATATCAACCATAACCACGACGAGGATTACCTAGCCAAACTCACCCCAACTATAGGGGATTCTGGGAAGGTCATAGCCGTTAAGTCAACGGAAGATGGCTTCGAACTAGCTGTGCAATCTGGCGGAATCAGCGACGTGGTTGATGACACCACCCCCCAGCTTGGAGGCGACCTTGACGTCAATGGCAAAAAGATAGTGTCTGCATCCAACGGCGACATTCCCCTTGCCCCCAACGGCTCCGGCATGGTTAAAATGGAAAAGGGAGTGTATTTCTCCGACTACATCTCCAACGGCACCGATTCGTGTACGATCGACTGGCGAGCGTCAAACAAGCAGTTGGTGACTCCGTCTGGCAACCGCACTTATACGTTCACCGCTCCTACAGGCGTGACATCACTGACGCTTGTGATTACGGTCACGGCATCCAGAACGCTTTACTGGCCAGCAGCCGTTTCGTGGCGTGGTGGTGCCCCTGCGACAACAGCAGCAGGGACGTATATTGCCACGTTCTTCTGGGACGGGACAAACTATTTCGGCACATGCACGGGGAAGGATTAGCTATGGCACCTTCAAATGTCTACTACGCAAGTAGTGCTTCAGGGTGGGACTATAGTTCTGATGCTACTGGGGAACCAGATGGTAAATACGCCAGAGAAATCAACAAAGCATCACAGACTAAGTATATGTCCACAGGGAACTTTGGAATAAGTAGTGCCAATATCCCTGCAAAGGCAGTTATTAAAAGGGTCACAATAAGGTCAAAAGTTTATAACAGTGGCCCAGACATGTCTGTCGGAATTGTTGGACGAATTGGCAGCACGGACCAAGGTACTTATGTCACAACAAGCAATTGGTCCGTGCTGCCAATTGGAACAGTAATCACAAAAGCCTACAGCAGTGGTGACCTTCTTACCTTATCAAATTTAGCAAACGGCACCTTCACTGTGATGGTTAGAGGTGTTCTCCCTGCTGGTGGTGGAACTAATTATTGTGACTATGTTGAGGTAACCGTGGATTATGAACTGCCAATGGGCATAGAGATGGGGTGTGTATTCTAATGATCAGAACCCTGCACCGATTTGACAAAAGGGATGGTCGTCTCATCGAAAGCATCGAGGTGGACTTCATAGACGGATACCCCCTCGACTACTGGAGGCTGCCGGATGACCAGACGGCGGAGGCGCTTCCCAAGTATGACAAGGCCAAAGAGGTTCCGGTATGGGATGGCAAGGGATGGGTGGTAACACCGCTATCCTTTTTTGAACCAGAACCAGAACCAGAGCCAGAGCCGTCCATACTTGACCCTGACAACCTGATCAAGGCGGTTATCGCCCTGATAGATGCGGTCGAAAAACAGGAGCCGATACCACAGGAGACAAAGACGCTTGTGGAAGCGGAGAGAACGAAGACAAGCCTTGAAGTCAGAAGGACAGTGAAGTAATGGGCAGGTGAATGGACTGTGTTGACCCCGTAGTTGCGGGGCTTGAGTTGATGGAGGAACAGTTGGGAGATACCGAAGGGGTGGAACAGTCAAGCAATACTTGTCAGTTCGACGGATGGCAACCGAAGAAGACAGAGGAACCGTGGTACATAGGCAAGTATGTCGAGCCGATGTGGTAGCGGGGGTGACAGGGAAGAGGTCTCGGCACGTAGTGCGGACACCTAACGGGAGTTCAATTCTCCCCACCTCCACCAAATGGGGGAAGCGAGGGAACAAGGCCACGCCGTCTGTGACGGACACAGTGCGACCATTTAGGATGGCCGCCATGTGGCCCCCTGGCCCCCACCAATAAGTAGCTCATCTGCCAATTAAGTGGGCAGAAGGAGTAGCGATGCCGTTCACTCGGGTGGGCGGCATTAGTCATGTAATAGGGGGTGGCGACTGTCCCCGCCGGCACAACAGCCGAACTATACTCCCCGGCGTTCTGTGGGATGCCGGGAGACAGGGCGGCCCTTGCGGGTCGCCCTTTTTTATTGGAGCAGAAGGGAGGTAATACGATGCCCTCATTTGACAATTGGTACGAGGCTCTTTACGGACCTCGGCAGATAGGATTCACACCGCAATGGACAAAGGAAGCGGATACGGGGAATACAGGAGTCACCCCTGTCGTTCCTGTTACGACTCCCAATATACAACCTCCGAGGGGCGACGGCAGTCAGGACGGAGGGTTGAGTGGCGGCGGTGACGACAGGAGTTTTCCCACGTTGAACGACCCCGCTTATTGGGGCGGGTGGACTCCCGATCTGTCGTGGAAGGATGTGATGAAGGGGTACGGTAAGTACATGGGCAATCCCATGCTTGGCGGGCTTGCCATGTTGTACCAGTTCATGAACCCCACGAAAGACCCTGTATGGCAGAAGGCGGCAGAACAGTACCTGAGCGAGTTCGCGCCCAATACCACGCTTGACCAGTTGATAGAGCAGATAAACCAGATATACAAGACAAACCCCGACGCAAAGGTGTTCGCATCAGACACGATCCGGGGAATGATGATGAGCATGAACCCGGAATATGCACAGGCGTTCAAAAGTTGGACGGACGCAGGAGGTTCCATTCACGGCTTCGCACAGGAAGTACAGGGATTACAGGAGATGGCTTCCGCCTTCCCCGGACTTGACATAAGCACAGTTCCGATGCCGGGCACCGCCTACGGTCAGCAATGGAACGAAGTTTTCAAGTATTCGAGCAACCCCAACAACATGGAGTTCAACTGGAACACGAAGGAATACGAACCAACCGGCACGGCATACGCCAGAATGGTCGCACAGCATCAGCAGAACGCCACTAACAGGCAATTGAGCAAACAATGGATGGATGAAGTGCTTGATGGCACTACAACGCTTGGGCTTAATGATTGGAAGCAGAATAACAGTGGCATTTACGGTAAAGACCAGGATGGCAACGATATAGGAAGGGCCGACCATTCTGGCATTTCTGGACAAACCGGCGATGGGTACGGTATATCCGGAGACCCCAGAGACAGGATAAGGTAAAGGTGGTGACATAGATGGCTAACTGGTATGACGGACTTTCCAACCTCGGCTTCGACTGGGGTTCTGTGTTTTCAGGGAATACCAGTACAGGAAACACGGGCGGGACTGGTGGCACATCGCAGAACATGTCGCTCGGCCAACTGACGAACTGGCTACAGAACAAGAATGTTGCCGGGTATCAGAAATACGACCCCTCGTGGCAACTCAATCTCAAGTCAGCCTATGACGCACAGGCAGACGCTTTTAACCAGTATCAGCAGAACGTCGGCGGACTACAGGGACTTCTAGGGAACCTCACGCAGCAGGCGCAGCAGAGCGCACAGGGTTTGCAGGATACCTTTGGTCAGGCGCAGGACTACATTACTCAGGCTATGGGTTCCTATGATCCTAACCAGTGGAGCAACTATATGCAGACCGGACAGGTAGCACAGCCGATTCAGGACAAGATGCAGTCCATGTATGACCTTCAGATGCAGAACTACATGCAGACACTGAATCGGCAATATGACAGGGCAATGCAGGACATGATGAACCGCAGGGCATTCGGCGGTGTCAGCGGGAGCAACGTCACCGCAGATTTAGCGAACAGGCTGTTCCAGACGGCAGGCGACCAGGCTCGCATGGCTTCCAACACCTACGGCTCGGAAATGATACAGAACCTGTTGGCTGAACCTTACCGTCAGCACGCTGCACAATTGGAGGGCTTGCAGGCACAACTTGGACTTGGACGGGGACTTGGCGGACTTGCCAATCTGTTAGGCCAGTCGCAGTTGTCCAACTGGGGCGCACAGGCAGGATGGGGCGCAACGGTTCCACAGTACACCGCACCTATGTTCAGCATGTCACAGCAACTTGCCACTATCCCGACAATGATGAGGGAAGCCTACGCTACCCCACTGCTGCAGATGTGGGATGCGCTGCAGAAGGCGGCTACATCGGAGAAGATAGGGCAGATGCAGATGGACGCAAGCGACAATGATTACTCGTGGCTCGGCGGGGTAGGCTCGCTTATAGGCGCAATCGGGGGGTTGTTCTAAATGGCTGATTGGACGCAGATATACCAGAACCCGCAGACTCAGGCATTGTTTGGCGGGGCTGTCCCCCCTATCCCCTCTCCGTCCGTCCAGCCAATAGGGGGATGGGGGAACGTAGACCTCACGCAATCGATGATGAACGCACCGCAACAGCCACAGCGTCCGCAGATGCCCGTTCAGACTCCGCAGGCACCGCAGACGGGGCAGGACGGGGCGATGGGCATAGGGCAGTTGATAATGATGATGTTGCCGATGCTGTTGGCAGGCGGTACCAAACACCCCAACAACGCAAGAAGCGCTTACATGATGGGGCTTATGCAACAGATGAATCAGCAGAAGGCACTCCAACAGCAGAAAATGGCTCAACAGCAGGCTCAGATGATGGAGGAACAGAAAAGGAAGTACGCCCTTGCCAACGATCTATTCAAGGCACTTACGCAGAATAACCCCGAAGCCATGTATGACGGGAACCTTATAGGGTTCATGCAGACAGGCGATTTTGAGGGTATGCGGAACTACATCAACGAGAACAGGGAATCCCTCATGCCCACGAAAGAACCGGAGAAGGTTGACCCTTGGGCAGACAAGAAGGTTGTAGGCGGGCATGTAGCATCCTTCGATGCGGAGGGGAACCCCGTATGGATTTCTCCCCCGGAGAAACCGAAAGAGTATGCTCCACAGCGGGGTATTGTCGAAGTTATTAACGGTAAACGGGTTCTTGTAGACCCGACCAACGGGAACGTTATCAAGGAACTCGGAGACGAGGTACAGAAACCGTTGACCCGTGCCGATAAGGACGCTATATGGAGAGCCATCATGGGTGGCGTTGATATGTTTGGTTCCAAAATGACAGGGTTGGCCAACATGTACAAAACACCCGAAGAACTCGCACAGGCTATTGAGCAGTATTACGGTGAAGGCACTCCCGAATACGAACACGCAATGAACATAGCATTCAATGCCCCAGAGTCGGCATACAAAGGGAAAGACCCCCGCAACAAAGCTACCGAATGGGACTGGGATGAAGAAGCAGGGAAACTTGTTCCCAGGCAGTAAGGAGGTGACGGCGTGGCACAGTATGTAACAATTTCTAGCAAAAATATGCGGATAGCGTTTCCTGACGAAATGTCACAGGAAGAAATATCCGCAATCATCAAAGAACATGTTTTTGGCGAAACGCCGTCAGAAACCGAACCTCCGAAGGCAGAATATATCCCCCTGCCACAAAGACCCGAAAGGAGACCACATGAGCGGTCTGCCAAAGTTGAAGGTGGCAGGGTACGCATGGAATCACAGGAGGCTTTTGCTGAAGGATTATCACGGGGATTGGGTGTGAAGTTCACTCCCCACGAAGGCAACGTGTTGCCGTCAACGAAGGCAGAAAATATTGCAGGAAACGTTGCGGGTAGCCTGTTGGGTTTCACCCCGTGGATAGCGGGCGGTTCGATGGTGGCACAGCCGTTCACCGCAGGAGCAGAATTAGCCACAACGAAGGCGGGGCAGATTGCCAACCAGGTAGCACGTGGCGCATCTAGCCTGGGGCTTGCCGAAGGTGCAAGGCAGACCATGACGGGCGAACAGTCACCCGAACAGATCGCTGTTTCCGCAACCATCGGAGCCATTGCCGACCCCCTGTTCTCACAGGCTGTTGAATGGCTGACAAAGCGTTTCGGCACTAATTGGCGTTTTGGCCCCAAAGGAGAAGAAATGCCCATCAAGGATGCCTACGCCGAATTGGGGCTGAAGAGCAACGCAACGCCGGAACAGGTCAAGTCTGCGTGGCGAAGTGCGGTCAAGCGACATCACCCCGATGCAGGGGGAAGCCCCGAAGCATTCAAGAAGGTTGCCACCGCCTATGAGCGCATCGCCTCCACGTGGTCGAAGGGGAAGGCAACGCCTGTCGCAACGGAACCGTCATCACCCACCGCCTCAACGCAGACCCCTGTCCCGTTGCAGGAAGGCGCGATGGTCGGGGCAACACCGCCTGTCGGCTCGCCTTCGGTTACGCCCATTGTCCCTGAGGCATCCGTACCCATAACCGAAGCACCCGAAGAACTGATTTCCCCCCTTGCAAGTGTTGTCAACACGCCAAGCGTGGGGGAAATGTTGGATAAGGTGCGCGGCAAGGCGAAGGGTGCGGTTGATCTTGCGAAGAAAACTTTTTCCGTTACGCAACCCTTCGATGATCTGGGCGCACCCGAAACAGGACGCTCCCTTGAACGAGTGTTCACCACGCAGGAGTTCAACGTTATCAAAGCAGAGGACACGCTACAAAAGCCTCTGACGAAGTTAAAGAACGAACTGGGTATATCTGATACGGAAATGAGAGAACTGCTCTTTTACGCTTACGACAATACGGAGTTCTCCGCTTTACCAGCACAACAGAGGGCAAAGTTTGAGCCTGCCGTTAAACTCCTTCGGGATTATTCGGAAAAGATGGAAGTTGCACTCAAGGGAAGCGGTGTCATTGACGAAGGTTTTGCTGAAGGGCTTGAGACCCGCCTTCGCGACGAGATACAGACCATCAAAGAAGACATGATTCAGGCGAAGAGTGGAGAGAAAATCAATAGGCTGGCGGGCGAACTTGCGGAGGCGCAGGAGGCTCTTAATTGGGCGGTCGCACGAAGAGGCGAACTGACGTACATGCCGACTCCGTTCAGATACTGGTTCAGCAAAGCCTACGAGAAACGGGGAGCCGTTGCATCCACAAAACTGATGAGTCAGCATTTCCGGCAGAAAACCAAGGTGGATATGCGTGCCCTTGCTGATGACCTGTTACAGAAGGGGATTATCACTCGTGAACAATTAGACCCCCGAAGGGTATTTGCGGACTACTCAAGGACGGCGGGAACGAAACTCGCAATGGCAGACGTGTATAATTCCGCAAAGAAGGAAGGCTTGATAGTTGCCCGCAACAAGAAAGGGGCACCTACAAACTGGCCTTCAATTCCTGAAAGTGTTGCCCCTGGTCTGCGGAACCACGTTGTCCACCCTACATTATACGAGTACATCAGCAAGAACCTCATGAGTCAGGGGCAAATTGATCCCGAAGCGCAGGAGATAGTTCACGGTCTCCGTCACGCATGGACAGGACTCAAAATGTTCCAGTTTGATAACCCGATAATTCTAGGCGGGTACGACCTCCTTCAAGGTGCTGTCTTGGGCACGTTGCGTTCATTAAAAGCGCCGACATACTTGCAAAAGGGTTTCATATCCGCATGGACTCACGACGAAGATTACATGATGGCGTTCAAAGAGGGTGCAATGCCTAGACCTTACAGGCTTCCAGAAGCGGAAGCGCAGGCAAGGGTTGAAAGGATAATCAATAACGAGACACTTCCTAAAGCGATCACAGCAGAACTGAAACGGCTTTTCGGGAGTGGAATACTTCCCGAACTATATAGGTTAAGTCATGCTACGGCTTGGCATCTTGACCATTCGGTGAGAATGGCGAGTTACCATTATCTCCGTGACAATGGGTACAGCCCCCAAGAAGCCGCTGAACTGACCGCCAACGCACATGGGCGTTATTCAAACTTGCCTCCTTCCGTGAGAAGGAAACTCAACCTCCCCTTCTTCACCCCCACTTTCTGGACGGCAATGGCGAAGGAACAAGGAAAAATGATAGGCGGTCTAGCAAAGACCGTCACGGGTAAGGGTGAAAAGAAGGATAAGAAATATGCAGAAATGGCGGTTGCCGCCGTTGCCCTCCTTGTTGGAACGGATTACATGATGACACAGGCTGGGTTTAAAAGGGAAACCTTTGGACGGCGTTACACGAGGGATGGCAAGATTGACGGCAGACCACGAGAACTTGTCGTTACGCTGAGTACCCCCTACAACATCGCTATGCGTTATTGGGACAACCTTAAACGGATACCGCAGAGCAGTGAGTGGAGCGACAAGGTAACGCTTGCTGTTCCATATTCCCTGCATCCGGGGATACACATTATCCGTGAATTGTTGTCTAACCGTGAGGGTGGAGTGGAACCGATATACAACCGCTTTGATATCGGTTTAGATCAAGCGAAGGATATATCACTTTACCTCACCCGAAGAATATTCCGCATGACGGAACGTTTCGGGGAAACCCCGACGGGTAAGCGACGCACGCAAGCGGTAGAAGCACTCAAGAAAGAGGTCGGCAACCTCGCCCATGTCTTGAACGTGTTGGGGTTCATTTATGACCGTGCCCCCGCACGACAAAGGGTAGCCTGGCAGGTCAAGGAAGTGGAACAGGAACTACGGCGACAAATGGAGTTCAACCAGGATGCTACGTCTGAACGGATTCAAACCTGGATAGGGAATGTCAGGAAGAAGGTCGCAGAACTCTTGGCGACACTAGAATAGCAATTATAGCACGTAGCCCCGCTAATCGGCGGGGTTTTTTATTTAAAGGGGGGGTGTTGACATGTCTTACTCCCGCAGAAGGATGAGACGTACCACACAGAATGTTGACATCAATACAGAGTTAAACGGAGTCTACGAAGACCTCAACGCCATTGCCAACACTATATCGTCACTCAATTTCGACGGCGGGTCGCCTGACAGCATATATTCTGATGGCCCAATTCTGGACTGTGGGGAGGTGTCCTGATGCCGTATATACAACTTCAGTTCAGAAGAGGCACTGCTCTAGAGTGGTCTACCGTTAACCCAACCCTTGCAGATGGGGAATTGGGGATAGAGACCGATACTGGCAAACTCAAGATTGGCAATGGAACGGCCGAATGGGGGGATTTGGATTACTGGACCTTACCAGGTCCCACAGGGCCGACCGGCCCCACAGGTTCTACAGGTGCAACAGGGCCTACAGGGGCTACTGGGGCAGACTCGACTGTACCGGGACCTACCGGACCCACTGGGCCGACTGGGCCGATTGGCCCGACTGGGCCGACGGGGGCAGACTCTACAGTACCAGGGCCGACCGGACCCACTGGGCCGACGGGGCCGACCGGAGCTGATTCTACGGTTCAAGGTCCCACTGGTCCCACTGGCCCCACTGGCCCCACTGGCCCCACTGGCCCCACGGGAGCCGATTCTACAGTGCAGGGTCCTACTGGACCCACCGGCCCGACAGGCCCCACAGGTGCTGACTCCACTGTTGCTGGCCCTACTGGCCCTACGGGAGCGACTGGCCCTACGGGGCCTACGGGGCCGACAGGTGCAACTGGTGCAGACTCTACTGTTCCCGGCCCGACAGGACCCACGGGTCCCACTGGACCTACAGGTGCAGATAGTACAGTTGCAGGGCCTACGGGACCCACGGGGCCTACGGGTGCTGATTCTACAGTTCCCGGTCCTACTGGTCCCACAGGCCCCACTGGGGCTACAGGACCAACGGGAGCAGACTCTACAGTTCCGGGGCCTACTGGGGCTACCGGGCCGACCGGGCCGACCGGGCCGACCGGGGCCGACTCTACAGTACCAGGGCCGACCGGACCCACTGGCCCAACAGGGCCGACCGGACCTACTGGCCCAACAGGGCCAACAGGGGCAACAGGGGCTACTGGTGCTGATAGTACGGTTGCAGGGCCGACCGGAGCCACGGGACCTACTGGCCCAACAGGGCCGACCGGACCTACTGGCCCAACAGGGCCGACAG